CATACCAAACTCTGAATTAAGTATGTGATCTATCTTAGATATGCCGTCTTCGACTGTCTTTGCGTAATTAATAGTTTCAGTTACGCCGTAAGTAAAGATCAACAAAGCCGTAAACTCTGGATCAGCACCCCTGGATATGAAATCTTCAAAGAGACTGTCAAGTCTGCGTCGACCTTCCTCGATTGTTGGCGGGCCCTTCTCCATTTTTATTATCTTCATCCATTTATTTTAGCTTATTCTTCTTCGTAAGGGTATAGCCATATAGGTGTGCTGTCTCCAACGTAAGCTCCTCCAACGTTAAACTCAAAATACTCTATTGCTTCGTCGTCGGTCATTTCGTGATCTTTAATCAACATATCTATGCATTTATTGGCGTCGTAGATGAGACGTTCCTCACCTGTAGCTATATCCATGCACATACCAATAATGGCTTCGTTAAATCCGTCTGCTTTCAACATACTTATTTTCCTCCGTGAATTAACTTTATTACATGCTTAAACGATTGTAGTTCGGCTTGTACTTCGCTATCGTCTCCAAACTCTGTACGTAAGAAGGTAGATTTAATACCGCCTTGCGTTACAACGTTTCCCTCTTTTGTTATATTTGGTAGACATAATGCGTCAAGTATTTCCTCTTCATCTAGTTTTTTATCTGAAAGAATTTCAAAGTGTCTTACATCTAAAGATTCTTCCGTTACTATGTATTTGTATTTCATATTTTTAAAAAGGTGAGATGTTCTTTGCTGCAAAACTACACCTCAAAGTTTTTGGAAACAGTTATGAAATAAAACTGTCGCAACGGCATTTCTATTGTTTATACAAGCCGAATGAATTGCCTGTTCGCGATTAGTAAGGGCTTTCCTCTTGCGAACCAACATGTTCTTCCCAGACATCATGCAAAAATGATGGGACGTACATATCGTTAACCCTAATCATTTGTTCGCAAAACTTCTCAAAGCTAGAGCAAGTGCTAATTAAACACTCTGAATCTGCTCGAATGTCTATATCTAAATCTGATAATCTACTCATACCTTCTTCTCCTTTGTTTCTTGAAACAATATATCTATCCATTTAACATTCTTCATACCAACCAATGCTTGTTTTAGCATTTGTTCATCGCTTTTATTATCAACAACAATAACAAATTTTTTCTCTTTAATAGTCGTGTTGCTTGGGTTAACAATCATTTTAGATTTATGAATGTGCACCCTAGCTTCCTCAACAGTCTTAAAGTTTAAATTTCTGGAAACCATTTAATGCAGCTCTAGCTTTTGTTTTTCTAGCTCAGCTATTTTCTCAACTAAATTAACCAAAAGATTTTTGTCGTTTTCTATTTGCTGTTTTATAGCTTCTGGTCTATTCAACAAAGAACCTGCTGATTGCAAGTATATTTTAATCATTTGGCATACGGCTTGATGCAAATAATCTCTGGTGTCGTCTATGTAACTCGATGTTTTTTCGTCTATCATTTGTTCTCTCCAAGAATTAATATACCTTTAGTATAAACTAAGGGGTTTACTTTGCAACCAAAATTTCATACTATGGAACAATAACTAATCAGGAGAAGATTATGAGAATGACGGAAATGGATTTTATAAGGGAAGGTATGAAGGCTTTACAGCCAGGATTACCATCTCCCAATCATACTAAAGATATACAAAGCGACATGCAATCAACTGAAAGGTTGAGCAAATTTGTTGAGTACATTCGACAGTATCACCCCGCTCTTTTTGAGCATGCTTATAAGGAGGCCTGCAAATGAGTATGAGCCAGGAACAAATTAAAAAAAGGTTAAATGATTTAATAGACGTTTGTGATATTAACGAATATGTAGATTGGCAAATGCAGGAAGCTCAAGATGAGTGGAATGAATTTTCTAGTCTTATTAAAGTTTATTTTAGAGATATTTTATTAGAGGAAAACAAAAAATGATTGAGATAATTGGATTTATCTTCGGGACTGGGTTTTTAATCTGGTTAACCATTGTTCTTATTCTTTACACAGTAGCTACATACTGGAAAGGTATGTAATGGACTTTACAGATAAAACAAGAAAACAATATAACGCATATGCAACAATTTTTGAGGGTGGAGAATCAGATGGAGAAAGCCAACTAACAGAAGATGAGTATTCTGGTATTTGGTATTTAATTATAAGTGCAATAATTAACAACTCTGAAGAAATACCAAAGGATCTATTGAGGGATGGTTCATCAATAATATTATCAGATTGGGATGTTGAAAATATTCCTATAGAGCAGCTAGAAAGAATGTTAAAAAAAATAAATTTTGAAAAATGAAAACAAGAGAGTGCAACGTATGCAAGCAGACAAAAGAGTTGAACTCAAAGAACTTTCCTGATAGAAAACTTAAAAAAGCACCCCCTTTTAGATGGGGGTGTAGATCTTGCTACAACACAACGAAAAGAACTTTAACAAGTTATTGGGCAAGTAAAATGATCTCTGGTGCTAGGCGCAGGTCATTAAAAAGAAGTTGGCCACCCTGCACTCTTAAAGCTAAAGACATTTGTAATGTATGGCCAAAAGATAATATATGTCCAGTATTGGGAATTCCAATGGTTCATGGGCATCAAGACAAATACAACTCACCCACATTAGAACGCATTAACAACAATGAGATATATATAATAGGCAATATTCTTATCGTATCGCATAGAGCCAACTGCATTAAGAACGATGGCACTTGGCAAGAGATTATGAAAGTAGCAGAATTTTACAAACAATTAGAGGAAAATAAAAATGGCTAAAACTTGGTTAAAAGAAAAAATAGAAAGTATTAAAAAGAAAACATCAATAGGCAACTCAAGACTCAGCGATGGTGCTGGAACTAACAAACGCCAAACGCGTAAAAAATATAGAGGACAAGGAAAATGACTCAGCACTCAAATAAAATTCAAAAACGAAAAGAAGAAATAGCTAAAGAGAAGTTAAATGAAACAGTTGTTTCATATGAATACCAAAGAGGTGCGGACTTGCACTTTAGAAAAATAACTTACGCTAGCGGCAAAGAAGTAACAATAGATCTATCCAACAAAAATTAAATGCAGTTTAAATTTTTTATATTTTTATTTTTTTTTACAGGATCTGCTTTAGCTCCTGTTGAATATTCTAAAAAACAACAGTTTATATATTGTCGAGATTTGCTTTATACCAAGTACCCAAAAGAAATAAACAAAAATGCCTGGAATAATTGTATGAATAAAAATATTTATTATGCCTCTTAGAGATTACCAACAAGAAGCTTTAGACGCTTTAGAAAACTATATTGCTATTGAAGACGGCAATCCTTTGGTTGTTATGCCTACTGGTTCTGGTAAGTCTCATGTTATAGCGGACTTTGTTTTGCATATGAACGAGCAAAAGAAACAAAAAACTTTGATTGTTTCTCACGTTAAAGAAATTCTTTTTCAGAATTACGAGAAGCTGCAAGATGCTTGGCCGTATGGAGATATAGGTTTGTATGGCAACAGCTTAGGAAGTAGAGATACAGACAACGATATTATATATGCTCAGCTCCAATCAGTTTGGAACAAGGTAGATCAACTTCCTTTGTTTGACCTTCTTACAATTGATGAAGCTCATCTTGTTCCTAAAGACGGCGAGGGAATGTATCGCTCGCTTGTTGTCGCCCTTAAAGAAAGAAATCCAAATTTAAAAGTAATTGGCTTTACTGCTACCCCGTATCGACTCAACTCTGGAATGTTAACCGAGGGTAAGGGATCTATCTTTGATGATGTTGCAGTAGATTTTGGAAGCGGAGATAACTTTATAAGACTAATTGATGAAGGTTATTTGTCTCCCTTGGTAACTAAGTGTATGGATACTGAGTATGAGATTGACGATATAGGTTTAAGGGGCGGAGAGTTTATTCAAACAGACTTACAGGCCAAGATGAACGATAGCGGCAGAACCAACAAAGCCATGCAAGAGGTTCTAACCAAAGGTGCTAATAGAAAACAATGGCTTATTTTTTGTGCTGGAATAAACCATGCAAGAATGGTCAGCGACATTTTAAATTCAAATCATATTGCCTCTAGGGTAGTAACGGGAGATACCCATCAAAACGAAAGAGATAAATTAATAGCAGATTATAAAAACGGAAAGATAAGAGCCTTGGTTAATTGCGATGTTCTAACAACAGGTTTTGATGCTCCCAATACAGATATGATTGTGATGCTTAGACCAACCCATTCACCAGGTTTGTATGTGCAGATGATGGGAAGGGGAATGCGTATTGCAGAAGGCAAGAAAGATTGTTTGATCTTAGACTTTGCTAAAAATATTGAACGTCATGGCCCTATCAATCAGATAGCACCCAATCAAAAAGGCAAGCGAAAGAGAACAGGAGAAGCCTTAGTTAAGAGCTGTCCTGCATGTAAATCATATGTACCCAAGGCTGTTACCACTTGCCCAGATTGTGGGTATATCTACCCCATGCGTAAGCTAGAGCTAGACTTAGTTTCTTCTCAGTTAGATATTATTTCTAAAGCTGTAAAGAAAGAACGCTACGATACCAAGGTAATTAGCATGTGGTTTGGCAATCATCAGAAAGCAGGCAAGCCAACCCCTGTTCTTAAAGTTAGTTACAAGACACCCAATAAAATTATTAGCGAGTATGTGTGCTTTGAACACTCTGGTTATGCAAGAGACAAAGCTGTTGTTTGGTGGAACAAAATGGTAAGTGGAGACAGCTTGAGAAGATCCCCTCCAATAACAGTAGACGAAGCTTTGTTTAGACAGTTAGAGGTTAACAAGCCAGATTTAATTAAAGTAGATTACTCTGGCAAGTTTCCAAATATAGTAAATCACATTTATGCAGATAGGTAAGCCAACAAGTTGCTATCCGTTCAAAATAGAGACAGGCGGTTTTATGTTTATTCCTTATGATTATACTGAAGCAGAATTAAGTTTTACGGGATGCAGAGAGGATTTAATAAAAATAGAAGACTACTGGGATTCAATAGGAAATCCCAAATACAACAAAGACATATCATTTAATGGAAATATGTTAGAGATGTATAACAATTTGAGGTATTGGCCCAAGCCAATTTTTAATAATAAAATCGTGCAAACGATAATTTTGGAGTATGAATATGATAATAAAAGAACTGGATAAATTTGAATCTGAACAGAAAGGTGAGACTTTAGTCTTTGCCGATATACCTAACTCTGTCTACCATGCAGGCGTTGGGATTAGCAGCAGTAAGGTTAGAGCCTTTGGTAAATCTCAGCTGCATGCAATAGAGAAAGTCCAGGAGACAACACCTGCGATGAACTTCGGTACAGCCGCTCACGCTTTGCTGGTAGAGGGCGAGAAAGAATTTAATGATACTGTGGCTGTTGTTATGGGATCTCCCTATACCAACGCTAACAAAGAACTCAAGAAAGAATACGAAGAGCGAGGTTTGACTGTTATTAAAGAAAACGAGATGAAAGCCATCAAAGGTATGAAAGAACATATGATTGAAGAAGGCAACATCTACCTTAACGCTGAAGGCAAAGTAGCAGAGGCTAGTTTCTATTGGTATGAAGGCGAGGTTCTTTGTAAGTGCAGACCAGATGTTATCTGTCCTCCTGTTCAAAGTCCTTACCCAGACAATGCTATTTGTGTTGTTGACTACAAAACAACTCAGTCTTGCGATCCAGTAGAGTTTGCTTATTCGGTGAAGAAGTATGGCTATGACATGCAGGCTGCTTGGTATCGCAGAGGTATGGAAGCGGCAGGATTTAAACTTCACGAATTTGTTTTTGTTGCTCAAGAGAAAGCTTACCCATACGCATCTAAAGTATTTATTATCTCGGAAGAGCAGATGAACTATGGCTGGGAAAAAATGGAAGGGTTCTTAAATTTATATAAAGACTACTCAGAAGGTGGCCATCTATCTGTTTATAACTCGCCAAATATAGTGACTCTAAATCTTTAAAGTATGTACGATAAGAAAAAACCTATTGATTATAAGTTTAAAGAAGATATAACTCTTGCTGATTTGCAGGAGTATATCGACAGCACATACAACCAACATTACTCTCAAGGCAAATACCAGGCAACAGACATGATTGTTGATTCTGGTTATGGCGAGGGTTTTTGTATTGGTAACATAATGAAATATTCCATGCGGTATGGTAAAAAAGACAGCAAGAAAAAGGAGCTCCTTAAAATCATTCACTATGCAATGATTGCTTTATACATCAACGACCAATAATTATATGCTAGGATTATAGGTATGTTTCTTTCAAATATTCCTCAATACCTATGCGTCTATGAGGTAGACGACGACATTCATTTAGTTATATTGCAGGCTAGAAACGCTACGCAAGCAGAGCTTTTTGCCGTACTACAATCTATGGAAGACAGCAGCGTTGATTTAATTTTAGGAAAAATTTTAGACGTTAGCGAGTTAGATCCATCTCATCACATAAGTTTAACGATTCATTAAAAGGTGCTAGGTAGGTATTTAGTATCTAAGGGGGAAGATAATACCTTTTGGGCGTCCTAGCAAACCCTATAAATTACAGGCTCGGTTTTGCTGGAGCTGAAGGCTTGGAAGACGAATCTTCACTTACCCAAGCTGGAGCATTCTCTGCTTGTTTCGGAGACATTGTCTCCAATGGCCCAAAAGCCTTAATGTTGTTTTTATCATTAGGGTAATCAGGATTTTTACTTTTTTCTATTCCAAAAGTAGTCATCACTTTATTACCAACAAGCTCACCAGCATTCGAAGGTGGGTTGTCTTTTCTACCAACAGCTTTTACCAAACTAGAAAATTTTCTAGATGCTATCTCTCTAACAAGTTCTTGTTTTTCTGAGTCAGCATTGGTATACCAAAGATTAAGATTGTCTCTTGCGATCCAACCTTTGTATTTTTCGCCACACACTTTAACTTCTAACTTGAGATATTCGTTGCCCGCTTGAGAAGTAGTCTTCTCGCATGTGCTAATCTCTGTTAAATAGTCCCCTTCTGGAATAGTGGATTCACCACTACTACCAGATTCAAAATCAAACTTGACGTCTGCAAAATCGCTCATTATTTTTCTCCTTTTGTAAATCCAAGCTTATTAATAATATATGTCAAGTTAGGCTCTTCAAAAGAATCTAGCTTGCCACTCCTGTCCTTAGCAATATAATTATCACCAAGAATTGTTTGCAACCAACGATTGGTTACTTTTTTCCCTTCATCGTTTTCTTCTGTGAAAGTCCTAAGACATAACACTTCATCAAAGAAGTAAGGAATTTGTTGCGGTAGTTTTGCACCAACCATCATAGGTTGATAATGAAACATACCAGTTGATTCATCTCGAAGTTTATCTTCTTTAGCAACAAAAATTACGTGCATTTTAAGATCTCTAAATCTACGCATCGTTCTTGTCATTACTGTAATAACCTCACCATAAGCCTGTCTGGGATCTTTAGACCTTGCTTTCTCTTGTGCTAACAAAAGCTCAGACATCTCAGTTACGCTGTCTAAACAGACAGTATCGTAATCGAGTTTGCCACTTTCTAGCATCTCAGCAATTTCTTCAATCTCATGGGCTTCTTTAACCTCAATAGCAGTTACGTTGGTTGCGTCTTTAATAGACAACAAGCCAGCCTCCATGCTTATGATTAAAGTTTTACCTGGTGCGGTTGCACATGCAGTTGTTTTACCAACCCCAGATGCACCATAAACTAAAATCTTAGCTCCTTGGTTATCGACCAAGTCCCCTGGGCTTTTAATTCGATTTAATATATCAGTCATCATCTTCTCCGTTTTATTTTAAAATACTATTTTAATTTATTTTAATATGAATTACAATATGTGTAGACTAAATATTTAACGGAATGTAAAATGAGAGAAGTAGACGAATATCAATGGATGGTAGATTATCTTTGGAGGTTAAAAGTTTTAACCGAGAAAGAACTTAAGTTATTTAAATCCAGAAAGCTAGAACCACAACATAAGGAGAGAGAAGTGCAAAGGATAACCTTAAAGAAGTATATAGAATTTATTGGAACTGTTCCAGCAGCTGAGCTATTTGATTGCTCAACCGCTTCAACAAAAGCTTGGAGATATGGTCTTAGACAACCATCTATTAAACAAGCCAAAAAGATTATAAAGGCATCTGGCGGTAAGCTAGACTTTGAATCTATATTTGGCCCTATTGAAGACAATGGCGAAAACTAAGAGTGTTCAATTTACAAGTAACAGCGCAGGACTCTGCGTTGGACTTAGCTCTTGCTTATGCGGAATATGGAATAAGTGTAGTACCACTCCACAGGCATAACAAAGTACCAACCAAAGAATTAGGGGGGTGGCAGAAGTTTCAAGAGCGACAGCCAACGACGGAAGAAATTGAGAAATGGTTTAAGGGGCGAGACGATTTAGTCGTTGCTCTAGTTTGCGGTAAATTTATCGTAGTTGATGCAGACACGCCAGAAGCAGTAAATTGGTGTGAAGCCAACTTACCAATAACACCTTTTAAAGTAGCTACAGGAAAAGGCGTTCACTATTATTATAATAATCCAGAAAACTTTACTACTTGGGTAGCCAAAAGAGTTGAAGGGTATGACCCTGCAAAGTTAATTGATATTAGAGGTGTTGGCGGATTAATCGTAGCTCCTCATAATATGCATGCAACTGGTGCTATTTACACCCCTACAACAATACCAGATTGGGATCTAAACGATATTGAGGATTTGCCTAACCTTACTCAAGAGTTATGGGTAAAGATAACTGGTGTTGAGAAGCTAAATGGAAAACCAATTGCTACTCCACTATCTATACAGGGTATTTCAGAGGGTGGAAGAAATGACCAAGCAGCTAGACTTGCTGGTTATTTAATAGCCAAAGGTCTTAATACAGACTTTACAGAGTTTTTTGTGCAGTCTTGGAACGAGCAAAACAAACCGCCTTTACCTGCTACTGAAATATCTACTACTGTTAATTCTGTTCAGAAAACGCATGATAGGAAAAACGAGCAAGCACCAGCTTACATATCAACAACAAAAACAGTACAGGAGCCTGCTAACTTGTTCTCTCCTCCTGGTGTATTAAAAGATATATATGAATACTCTGAGAAGATAGCTCACATATCTCAACCTGCAATTAGTATGCAAGCTGCTTTGTCTTTAGGCTCTGTTGCTTTAGGAAGAATGTATAGAACCAATATGAATAACTTTTCATCTTTGTTTTTTATGTGTATTGCTAAGTCTGGTCAAGGAAAAGAAAATGTTAAGACTGTTGTTGAAACAATTTTAGACCACGCAGAACATAGCGATCTTATGGCAGGAGATGGGTATACATCAAGTGGTGCGATCTACTCCTTACTTAGATACAAGCCAACACATATTACTGTAATGGATGAGTTTGGCAAAAGACTTGAGAGTATCTCTAAGTCTAGCAACTCAAACAAAGAGGATGCTTTGCAAGTATTAATGGAGACTTGGGGGCGTTGTCATGGTGTATTAAG